GAGTTGCTTTATCCACCAAAAGGTAAAGAAATCGCAAGAACAGGAATTTTCAAGTTCTCTGTTTTGTACAAAAAATTGTTACAGAATCATCAGGGGTTCTGAACAGTTACGAAAATGCATAATAATTCCAAAGTAAAGCGGATGGCGGGTAACTCTACAGTAGGGGAAATGGAGGATAGATCCACAGTAGAGATAATGTATGGTGATTCCACAGTACAGAGGATGAAGGGGAACTCCTTAGTATGGACGATGAAGGACAGATCCACAGTAGAGTGGATGGGAGATAATTCCGCAGTGCGGTGTATGGTGAACGGATCCGCAATAGGAGAGATGTATGGTAATTCCATCGTTGTCAGAGATACGGACCAGAACATTCATATTGCACCAGCATGCAGTGCAGGGTTAATAAGACATACCATGGAATGGAGGGAAAAAATGAGCAAAGATTTGATTAGCAGAAACGAACTTCGTAAACAGTTAAATTTGTATCTAAAAAGATGTAATCGCATGAGGACGGCACCGTCAACAGCAGCATTGTCGCACATAATCGACGATTTGCCAACCGCCTATGACGTGGACAAGGTTGTGGAGAAGTTGAAGGAATTAAAATTGAAAGAATATGATGATACAGATGAGGAGCCGGACCTTACAGATGTTGATGATATTTATGACGAAGGAGTTTCGCAAGGAAAATATATTGCATATGGAAAATCAATCGAAATCGTAAAGGCAGGTGGAGTAAATGGGCAGGGTATTACCGATTCTTTTTAACACAGAAATGGTTCAGGCGATTCTGGACGGGAGAAAGATGGTTACAAGGCGACTTCCGACAAAGCGTGTGCGGGATAAGTGGTACGAGTACAATGAGCAGTCGTCAGTGATAGGGTCGTGCGGCGGTGTGATGTACTATATGACGGAGAAGGAGTTTTACCAGCAATATCCGCCCTGCCAGCCGGGAGATATCCTGTATGTCCGGGAAACGTGGTGCAAGGGTAGCTTAAATTACCACGAAGAAAAATATTTTTATAAGGCAGACGATAATGAGTTTCATTGCCATTGGCGTCCCTCAATCCACATGCCAAAGGAAGCCGCCCGCATCTGGTTAAAGGTTACGGATGTTAGGGTGGAGCGGTTACAGGATATTACATTGGAGGACTGCTTGAACGAAGGGGGATTTGTTTGTCTCGTAGCAGATGGGTTGTTTAATAGAGATTTGATAGAACCAGAAGCAAAAAGGAAATTTTCTGGTATTTGGGACTCTGGCCTCAAGAAGTCCGACATTGGACGCTTCGGCTGGGACGCTAACCCCTGGGTATGGGTAATAGAGTTTGAGCGGTGTGAGAAGCCGGTAGGAGGTGGAATTTAATGATAGATGCAGAAGAAACCAGAAGGTTTAAGGCTAGGCAGCTAAGATATAAGAAGACGATCGTAAAAGATTTGAATCTGGATCAAATAAACCAGGATTTGTGGGACATACAAGAGGAATGCGAAAATGTCAGGTGGTATACAGATTCAGAGGATGGGGAAGACTCCCTTATTAACGCCCTTGACGGAGACGAGGACGAAGCATATGAATTTAAAATGGCATTTGCTGACCTATGCGGGGAATGCGACAGGATGAGAGAAGACCTCAAAGAGGAATGGATACCAGAATGCTTCGATATTTTCTTTGTGGCGGTAGGTGCCGGAGAAATGGCAGGAGGTATACTGGGGTTTGATACATATGGGCAGGATTATTTTGGCATAGACTGTGTGGATAGCTTCGCAGAAGATGAGGCTAAGAAAAAGCTAAAGCGGATGGCAAAGGACGACCTGATCGCGGCTACCAGACAGTGCCTTAAGGTGTATCAAGCGTATATCGGACTACGAAACAGGTACGACAGTCTGAAAGCGGCAATAGATATACTGAGGGATCAGAATACAGGATATCTGCAGGCAGTAAAAGAGATTGAGAGGTTATACAAAGAAGTTTCTGCGGATGAATGGACATCAAGGGAAAACAGCAAAGAATCCAGAGAGTGGAAGATGTACACGGATGCGCTGCCGCCTGAAGCTTGGATTGCATGATTTATGAAAGGGAAAAGCCTATGAACCATCAAATAACCCTTGAAGAATTAGGGATAATACCAAGACAGGAGCAGCCATCCACCGAAGAGAAAATTGACAGATCACAATATGGCTTTTTCTGTGCCCACTGTATCTGTCGGCACTGTGCAAATAATGTGGAATGCGAAGATAAGTGCATTGGGGAAGCCAACTTCGGGTGCTTCACTTGTGATGAATGCAAAGGCTGGGACGGGAAGGATGGCACGGATAACTGGAAACACAAGTGCCGGGATTATAAAGTAACAGATGCATACGCAAAAGTAGAAAGAAAAAGATTCAGGGCATTGAGAGCGAAAAGTGAGGGTAAGGATGGATAAAACAAAAATAGATTGGTGCGACAGCACCTGGAATCCGGTTACAGGGTGCTTACATAGATGCGAATACTGTTATGCAAGAGATATAACAAAGAGATTTGGTAAGAATCTACCTGATTTATCAGATTTTGCAAGCAAAAACAAAGGTTTGCACTTGTTAGATAATAAGATTGATTCTACACCATATCCGTTTGGATTTGAGCCTACATTCCATGCGTACCTACTAAACAAATACATAGACAAGAAAGGCAGAAATATATTCGTCTGTTCAATGTCGGATCTGTTTGGGGATTGGGTGCCGCCGGAATGGAGAAAAGAAGTCTTTGGGGTTTGCCAAAGAGCTTCTCAGCACAATTATCTGTTTCTTACAAAGAATCCGAATGGGATTCCAAAATCTTCTCACATATACAACGGCGTTTTTGGCAGGCACAGCAATAATTATTGGTTCGGAACAACTATCACTTGTCAAAAGGATTTGGAGGATAGATTGTGGCCGCTGCTCCAGGTGCGGGGGCATTCCTTTTTATCCATAGAACCGATTTTAGATAAACTGAATCTGGATTGCATATGGGTATCTGAAAAGAACAAGGAAGTAATGCTTTCTCTACCAAAGAAAACCGCATATTACTTCGGTGGTGGTCAATCATGCCATATGCCGGAATGGGTAATCATCGGTGCAGAAACCGGCAGGCGTAAAGATAAGGTTATCCCGAAAAGAGAATGGATTGAGGATATTGTGAATAAGTGCAGAAAAGCAGATATTCCAATATTTATGAAATCCAGTCTTGCGGATATTTGGGGCGATCCGTTGATACAGGAGATTCCAGAGGGATTGAAATTAAGAAGGGAGATTGCAAAATAATGGATATTTACGGAACCGGGTTACATTTCCCAGAATTTGAAAAGCAGTTCGAGGCCATAGAAGCTGCTTTAGGGTTCAAGCTATTTGCTTGGCAGAAGACCTATATAGTAAGCGGGCATTTTAGACAGTATGGAGCCACTACGGCGGAGATATTGCGGGAACTTATGCAGGTAGAGGCCTTCCCGCTGGACTATACGAAAAGGCCGACGTCGGCGCAGGAAAAATTTTACCGGGACTTCCTGCTGGAAATTAAGCAGCAGTTAGACGACGCTGGGGTACCGACGCGGGAAGTATTCTTTAACCAACAGCAGAAGCAGGCGTACATGAAAAACCGGGAGAGGTAGCGATAAAGGATGATTGATGAAAAGGAATTGATTAAACGTTTAGAATTAATTCAAGATAAATGTTGTGATATGGCGAAGAAAGAGAACAACATTAATTTTTTAAAAAAGTCATTGAATATAAGCCACATAATAGGCATTATAAACACTCAGCCCAAAATCGGAGAGTGGATTCCATGCAGTGAGCGGTTGCCGGAGGAGCCTGAGGAAAGACAAGCATTTTACGATAAAAAAAGATTCGTTGAAATGGACAAATTCCCAGAATACATAGTTATGATTGAACACGCAGAAAAGCCTACGGTTCTTCAATATATTGGTGGCGGTGAATGGTATAGAGATGGGATTTACTATAGAGTGACCGCATGGCAGCCATTACCGCAGCCATACAAGCCGCAGGAGCTGACAGCACAAAAGCCGTTATAAAAATAAAAGAAAGGAGCCGAACCTCCGGCCGGGGTAACGCATATGCAGGTTCCTTTTGAAGAATGGACTATTTGGAGTTTCTTAAAACCAAAATAGAAATCGCATCAGACAGCGGTTTTGAGATTGAACCTTTACAACTGAATAAGGCATTAAAGCCCCATCAGAAAGATGCGGTAGCTTGGGCACTCAAAGGCGGCAGAAGGGCACTGTTTGAATCCTTTGGACTTGGAAAAACAGTGCAGGAGATAGAGTTCTGTTATCAGGCAGCAGTCCATTGCGGCGGACGTGCACTGATTGTACTTCCGCTGGGGGTTAAGCAGGAGTTTACCAGGGATTCCGTTGAACTTCTTGGATATGAAAAGCCAGACTACTGCCGGACAATGGAAGAAGTAGAAGCATCAGGATCCATGATTGTACTTACCAATTATGAGCGTGTCCGGGACGGAGATATCCGGCCGGATTATTTCTGTGCTGCTTCGTTGGACGAAGCCAGTGTATTGCGCAGCTTCGGAAGTAAGACCTATCAGACTTTTCTTGATAAGTTCAAGAATGTTCCCTATAAGCTGGTTGCCACTGCAACGCCCTCCCCTAACCGGTATAAAGAGCTGATTCATTATGCCGGTTATCTGGAAGTAATGGACACCGGACAAGCCCTAACAAGATTTTTTCAGCGTGACAGCACAAAGGCAAACAACCTGACGCTGTATCCAAACATGGAAGATGAGTTCTGGCTGTGGGTGAGCAGTTGGGCATTGTTCATCACAAAGCCTTCGGATTTGGATCCGAATTATTCAGATGACGGATATGTACTTCCGCCGCTAGAAGTCCGCTGGCATGAGATACCTGTGCATTATGGAGATACAACGGATAAAGACGGCCAGATGCAGTTGTTTACGGACGCAGCGGCAGGGTTGAAAGAAGCGGCAGCAGTAAAGCGTGACAGCATAGATGCAAGAGTAGCAAAGATGAAAGAGATTGTAGATGCATCACCGGACGATAAATTCCTCCTATGGCACGATCTGGAGAGTGAACGCCATGCAATCAAAAAAGCCATGCCGGGAACCATAGATATTTACGGTTCTATGGATTATGAAATCAGGGAGCAGAGGGTAATTGATTTTTCGGAGGGAAGGACAAGGCTGTTTGCAACAAAGAAATCCCTGTCCGGATCCGGCTGCAACTTTCAGAGATACTGCCACCGGGAGATATTTCTTGGAATCGATTTTGAATTTAATGATTTTATTCAGGCGGTACACCGGTGCTACAGATTCCTGCAAAAGCACAGGGTGGTAATAGACATTATCTACCGCGAGGATGAGAAGCAGATTAAGGAAGCTCTTCTTGAAAAGTGGAAAAATCATAATTACATGGTGGAAAAGATGGTGCAGATAGTCAAAAAGTATGGATTATCTTATGCCGGGAAAGAAAAGGCGCTGCAGAGAAAGATGGGGGTTGAAACTGTGGTAGTAGAAGGAAAGCATTTCAGAGTTGTGCATGATGACTGTGTGGAAGAGACAAGACGTATGGCGGGCGACAGCGTAGGGCTGATACATACCTCCATTCCGTTCGGCAATCATTATGAATACAGCGCCAATTACAACGACTTTGGCCATAACCAGAATACAGAACGATTTTTCGAGCAGATGGACTATCTGACGCCTGAACTGCTTCGTGTGTTGCAGCCCGGGAGGGTGGCGGCAATCCATGTAAAAGACCGGGTGCTGTTCGGCAATGCCACCGGCACAGGAATGCCAACGATAGAGCCGTTTCATGCACTGTGCATCAGCCACTATATGAAACATGGTTTTCAATATTTCGGAATGATAACGGTCGTGACGGATGTGGTAAGGGAGAACAACCAGACATACCGGTTAGGATGGTCTGAACAGTGCAAGGACGGTTCAAAGATGGGGGTAGGGTGCCCGGAATACATACTTCTTTTCCGTAAACTTCCTACGGACCGATCAACGGCATATGCGGATGAGCCGGTGAAAAAATCAAAGGAAGAATATACCAGGGCACAATGGCAGATAGATGCACACGGATACTGGAGGAGCTCCGGGGACAGGCTTGTAAGCAAAGAAGAGCTGGAACAGATTTCTGTTGATAATCTGCAGGCGGTATACCGGCAGTATTCAAAGGAGAATGTATACAGTTATGCGGAGCATGTGGAGCTTGCCAGGAAGCTTGATGAAAACGGCAGATTGCCTGCCACATTCATGGTTGTGGCTCCCGGGAGCTGGAATAACCTTGAGGTGTGGGATGATATCAACCGGATGCGGACACTTAACACAAACCAGAGCCGCCGCAGACAGCAGATGCACGTATGTCCTTTACAGCTGGATATCGTGGAGAGAATTATAAACAGATACTCAAATGAGGGTGATGTGGTATATGACCCCTTTGGCGGTCTGATGACTGTACCTATGACGGCAGTGAAGATGGGGCGTTACGGAAAAGGATGCGAATTAAACCCGGATTATTTCCGGGATGGCGTCGGGTACTGTCAGGCTGCAGAAGATGAAATTGATATGCCGACGCTGTTTGATATGTTCCCGGAGGTGATGGCATGATAAACGGAGAACTGATAGTCGACAACTTCGCCGGTGGCGGCGGAGCCAGCACCGGGATAGAAATAGCAACAGGCATCAGCGTGGATATCGCAATAAACCATGACCCTGAGGCCATAAGGATGCACAAGGCCAATCATCCGAATACGAAGCACTATTGCGAGAGTGTGTGGAATGTGGATCCTGTTAAAGCCTGTAACGGGAACCCGGTAGCGTTGGCATGGTTTTCCCCGGACTGCAAGCATTTCAGTAAAGCCAAGGGCGGTAAGCCGAAAGATAAGAATATCCGGGGCCTTGCGTGGGTGGCACTGCGTTGGGCGGGAACGGTCCGTCCCCGGGTGATCATGTTGGAGAACGTGGAGGAGTTTAAGACCTGGGGGCCGTTGAACCGGCATCACAGGCCTGTCAAATCCAAACAGGGACAGACATTCCGTAAGTTTGTATCGCAGCTGGAGGAGCTGGGCTACCAGGTGGAGTACAAGGAGCTAGTAGCGGCGGATTACGGAGCCCCCACTATGCGTAAGAGATTCTTCCTGATTGCAAGGTGCGACGGAAAGCCTGTCATCTGGCCGGAGCCGACGCACGGACCGGCAGACAGCGCAAAGGTAAAGGCCGGACTGTTAAAGCCGTATGTGGGGGCATACACCCAGCTGGACTTTTCCCTTCCCTGTCCCAGTATCTTTGACACGAAAGAGGAGATCAGGGAAAAGTACGGGATCCGGGCGCAGCGTCCTCTGGCGCCTAAGACCATGGAGCGGATCGCCAGAGGATTAAAAAAGTTCGTGCTGGAGAATCCGGAGCCGTTTATCATTCAGTGCAACCACGGCGGGGAGCGCCGCCCGCAGGATATCAGAGAACCCATGCCGACCATCACGGGAAAACACGGCTATGGAATTGTAGAGCCCTACATGGTGCAGATTGGGCAGACAGGCTTTACAGATGACAGAAGCAAGGACATCCGGGAGCCGCTTACAACGATAGTAAGTAAAAATGAGCATTGTCTGATTGAACCTAAATTACAGATGGTTGGAAATGGAGCGGGATTTCCGATTGATAGAAAAAGATACCCTGCATACTGTGATCCGGAGGAAATGGACAAACTTCCTTTCGCGGATCCGGAAACAGAGAGGGAGATACAGGAACAACTGACGGCTCCGTATATGGGAACCAATACAACCAATCATCCGGGTGGTAGCTGCAAAGAGCCAATACACACGATAACAACCGGAAATCAGCAATGTCTGATCATCCCGACACTGATCCAGTACCATTCCGAAAAATCCGGGAACGAAGTACGGGGGCAGAACACAGAGGATCCCATCATGACGGTAGACGGCTCCAACAGATACGGTCTGGTGACATCCTTCCTGCACAAATACTATGATGGAGGATACCATGGAGCAGGGGACACACTGGAGAACCCGCTGCCTACAGTTACCTCACATGACCATAACAGCATCTGCACGGCGTATCTGGTACAGTTGATCAATAACTGTGACGGGCGGGATATAACGGAACCGATTCCAACAATACTGGCCGGAGGGCAGCACTTTGGGGAAGTCAGGGCATTTCTGATCAAGTATTACGGCCTGGGAAACGGGCAGGATATCAGGGATCCATTGGATACCGTGACAACACATGACAGGTTCGGGCTTGTGACGATAGAGGGTGTTGATTATCAGATAGTGGATATCGGGCTTCGGATGCTGGAGCCAAAAGAACTGTATGGCTGCCAGGGATTTCCGGATGATTACATAATCGATCATGATTATACCGGTAAGGAATATCCGAGATCAGAACAGGTCAAGCGCTGCGGCAATGCAGTATGTCCTCCCATCCCTGCAGCACTTGTCAGGGCGAACCTGCCGGAGTTGTGCGTTGCAGAGAGGATGCCAAACATGAAAATTGAAACAGAGAAGACAGGGCAGTTTAAATTTGCGTAAAGTTTTCCCGCGGCAGCAGCCAGGAAGAAAGGAGAAAAATGTTAACTCAAAGAGAACTGGATGTATTGAACGTTTTATATAGCCATAGTGAGCCTATGACAATTACAGACATAACGGAGGCCAGGAAGGGCCTTACACAGAGCACCGTGATTTCTGTCATTCGCAAGATGCTTCGGGACGGGCTTGTCAAAGTCACCGGCGTCACTCACAGCGGGAGGGTCTTAAGCAGGACATACCGTCCCACAGAAAAGGCAAGGGAAACCATACTGGAGCACTTTATAGAGCTGTATAGCAGGATCCGCTGGGTAGTACCGGCAGAGGAACTCTGCAAAAAGATTATGGAAGTGTAGAGGGGAGGAAAAGCGGTGAAAAATTTTGCCGTAGAAAGCAGTGAAAAGAGAAAATGTATCGTTTGTGCCCATAAGACGGGCAGATCTGAGGTCTGGGGATATACCGACGGCATAGAGATCAGTGTCCCTGTGTGCAAAAACTGTAAAGACAGAGTAGGCTGGTGTATTAAACTTGCAATGGATGCCCATCTAAAGAGTATCTGCCAGACGGTAAGAATGAGTCAGGTGATTACTGAGACGAGAAAAGAACTGTTGAAAATGTGAGGAGGAGATATAGATGGCTAAACGACAGGAAAAGATAAGCCTGAAGGAGATGAATCAAGCTGCCCTGGCGCACCGCACTACATATGCGGAGCTGCAGAGGCGGGAGACCGTAGATATGATTGAGCCGATCAGGGTACCACCTGGGTATCGGAAGGCGGGGGAGAGGAGGCGCGATCATGAAAATACATAACATCAGTATACTTGACAGTTTTGCAGATGATGTCTTTTCCGGGGTAAAGCCCTTTGAAATCCGGGAAAATGACAGAGGGTACCAGACGGGCGACGGGGTAAAGTTTGAGGTAGTTGACAAAGGCGGCGAGCCTGTCAGCCATGCACTAAACAGCATGTTGTATCAGATCACCTATGTCTTAAGCGGCTGGGGGCTGAAAAACGGTTATGTGGCATTCGGGTTCAATGAGCTTCAAGAGGCAGCAGGGGTGAAGGATTCACAGAAGGCAGCAATAAAAGAGCCCTCTCTGGCAGCAGCCGTACAAGCTCCACAGGAGGCAGCTGCCGTCAGCGAGGAGAAAGACCAACAGCAGCCCATAAAGCAAAGGAAGAATTCCCCGGACTATGGCAAGATAATGGCTCTGCATAAAGCAAACTGGAGCTTTGCCAAAATAGCGGATGAGATGGGCATGACAAAAGAGGCCGCATATGCAGCATTCAGGAGGTACGAGAAGCATATGAAAGGGGAGAACGGGGATCCCCGGCAGCAGGACAAGCAAGATGAGAGGAGCGTGGACAAGTGACCAAACAGATTTTGATGGACTATGCAGATGCCTGTGCACTTCTGGAAGAGACTGAGGCAGAGATCGAACGGCTCAACCGCAAAAAGACCACTGTCATCCAGACAAATGTCAAGGGCAGCAATCCGAAATTCCCATATAATCCACAGCATTTTAAAGTGGCTGGAACAACTTTCACCTATAAGGATGATTCCGCTTTGCGGTATGAAGAAAAGCTTCTAAGGGACCGTAAGGCCAATGTGGATAAGATCAAGAAACAGGTGGACGAATGGATACTGACGGTTCCTGTTAGGATGCAAAGGATTATCAGGATGAAATATTTTGAAGGATTGACATGGGAGGAAGTAGCGCTGAGGATGGGAAGAAAGGCCACTGCGGACAGTATCAGGAAAGAATTTGAAAGATTTTTTGAAAAATAATAAAGTTTGTCCGTTTTGTCCACAATGTCCGTTTTTAATATGTTAATATGTAAACTGACAGAAGTGCGAGATGAAGTTTATCTTTTATCTTATCAGATCCTCTACATAGGCATCCGGCTGCGTAACGGCGGCTGGATGTCTTTTTGCGCGAAAGCGGGGTGATATCATGGGTAGACCCAGAAAGTTCGGCTCGGTAAAAGCTTTAGAGGAAATTTGGCAGGAATACAAAGAATATTGCAATAACCAGATGGTATTGACTCATGATTTCTCTTCCAAAAATTCCGAATTCGTCAGCAAAGAACTAAAACGTAGCATAACTTATACCATTGAAGGATTCTGTGTGTTTGCAAATATATCAAGAAGCAAATTTTATGAGGATTATGCTAATAATGATAAATTTCGGGACACGGTTACGCGCATGAAGGAAGAATGTGAGGTTGATGCCCGAAAGAAATTCGAATTACAAGTGATACCGTCACAGCTTGCCGGGTTATGGATGAGTAATTATGGATATTCCACTAAAGCAGAGGTTGAGGCAGATGCGGATATGGACCTAAACATCAAAATAGATTATGGCGAAGGCGGAGATGCCAAATGAACATAAGTGTCCCGATGAACCCGTGTTTTCGGGAGGTAAACTTAAGCAGAAAGAGATATGTGGTCATGAAGGGGTCTGCCGGTTCTGGTAAGAGCACGGACACAGCACAAAACTACATTTTGCGCCTAATGCAGGATAAGGGTAGAAACCTCGTCTGTATCCGCAAATCAGATATAACAAACAGGGACAGCACATATGCGGAATTGTCCGGTGCAGTATACCGTATGTTCGGAGATAAGGCCGCACAATATTGGTATATCAAGCAGAGCCCCCTGATGCTTACATGCCGTCATAACGGTAATAAGATTATATTTCGGGGAATGAATGATGACAGGCAACGGGAAAAATTGAAATCCATTACCTTCCCAAATGGAAAGCTGACAGATGTCTGGTGTGAAGAGGCAACGGAACTGACTCAAGCTGATTTTGAAATAATAGATGACAGGTTAAGAGGCGAGCTCCCGAATGGTATGTTCTATCAGATAAAAATGACCTTTAATCCAGTTAGCAAATCCCACTGGATTAAAAAGGTCTTTTTTGATACTCAGGATCCCAATGTATTAACCCATCACAGTACATATCTGAATAACCGTTTTATTGATGCTGCATACCACCAAAGGATGAAACGCCGCCAGAAGGTTGATCCTGAGGGTTATTTGATATACGGCCTTGGCGAATGGGGCGAGATTGGAGGTCTGATTCTTCACAACTGGAGCATTGAGGATATATCACAGGATTTGGATGATTATGATGATATCTCCATAGGACAGGATTTTGGCTTTAACCATGCCAATGCAATTCTATTGCTGGGCATTAAAGATGATAATATCTATATTCTCAAGGAGGTCTATGAGTACGAAAAGGATACATCGGAGATCATACCACTTGCCATAAAGGCAAACATTCCGAAGAACAGAGATATGTGGTGTGATTCTGCGGAATCAGACAGGATAAAAATGTGGAAGACTGCAGGGTTCCGGGCAAAGCCGGTTGTCAAAGAAAAGACCAACGAGAAAAAGTACCAGGCAGCACAGATTGACTGGTTGAAAGGCATTGTCGGGAAAAACAAGACAATTAAGCGGCGGATTTTTGTACATCCGTCCTGTGTAAGAACCATAAAAGAACTCCAACAGTGGAAATGGAAGAAAAATGAGCAGACCGGCGAGTATCTGGACGAACCTGTCCCTATTATGGATGACGCAATGGCGGCTCTTAGATATGGTGTTGAGAGATGGCGCAAGCCCTCCGAGTGGCTGTATTAATGAAGGTGGTGAAGAGGATGCTGACAATAGAAGAAATTGCACAATTTATCGAAAATGACAGTAGTTCAGAAAAAAAGCACATGGCTAAAATAGGACAGCGTTACTACGAGGGCGACCACGATATCAAGGACTACAAAATGTATTATGTGGATGGAGACGGAAAACTGCAGGAAGATAAACTGCGGAGCAATATCAAGATATCCCATCCTTTTTTTACGGAGTTGGTAGATCAGCAGGTACAATACATGCTTTCCGGCGAAGGATCTTTTGTCCTGTCTGACGATGAGACCTTGCAAAAAGCCCTTGATGATTATTTTGGGGATAATTTCAGGTCGGAACTTCAGGAGTGCCTTACCGGGTGCATTACCAAAGGGTTCGAAAATATGTATGCCTACAGAAAATCAGATAACAGGACCTGTTTTATGTGCGCAGATTCCCTCGGCGTCATTGAAGTCAGGGGAAAAGATACAGCTGATGGATGTGATTACGTAATATATCACTACATAGACCACATAGAGAATGGAAAGAAAAAGATTGTAAGAATACAGGTGTGGAATGACAAGCAGACAGTGTTTTATGTCAAATCGGAGAACGGACAGATTGTGCTTGATGACTCAGAAAAGATCAATCCCAAACCGCACATTATCTATAAAAAATCCGGGGATGATGACAATCTCTATTATGAGGGGGACGGCGGTTACGGATTTATTCCTTTTTTCCGCCTTGATAACAACAAAAAACAGGTTTCCGGGTTAAAACCCATAAAAGCACTTATTGATGATTATGATTTAATGGCCTGCGGGCTCTCAAATAATCTCCAGGATATCGGCGAGGGGCTATATGTGGTTAAAGGATTTACCGGCAGTAACATGGACGAGATGATCCAGAACATCAGGGTAAAAAAACATATTGGTGTCGATGAAAATGGTGGTGTTGATATCAAGACAATTAATATTCCGTATGATGCCAGAAAGACCAAACTGGAGCTGGACGAAAAAAACATCTACCGTTTTGGGATGGGGTTTAATTCCTCTGAGGTTGGTGATGGCAATATCACAAACATTGTCATTAAGTCGCGGTATGCGCTGCTCGATCTGAAATCAAATAAGCTTGAGATCAGGCTTAAACAGTTTCTCAGGCAGATGATAAAGGTTGCATTGGATGAAATCAATGATGAAAAGTCCAGCGACTATAGAATGCAGGATGTCTATATTAAGTTTGAGCGTGAAGTTATGACAAATGCCCAGGACAACGCGCAAATTAAAAAGATAGAGGCTGAAAAGCGGAAGATCGAAGTTGAAACAATACTGGATCTTGCAAACGTATTGGATGATGATTCCATATTGAGGGCTGTCTGTGAAATCCTCGATTTAGATTATGACAAAATCAAGGAGGCTATGGAGAAGGAAGACGCAGAGACACAAGCACAGAAGTATCAAAGTGTGTTAGATACCATTGTACCTGATGACGAAAAGGCGGTGGTACCGTGAATAAAAGGCAGCTCGAAATCCAAAAAAGATCCGTTGCTGACGAAAAGAAGATTTTACAGGAACTGAAAAAAATCTACACAAGGGCCTCCCGTGATTGTGCTGATAAGATACTGGAATTATCCATGCGTACAGACTTGGAAAACCTCCAGGCTATCATATACCAAAAACAATATCAGGAAGCATTAAAAAAACAGATTGACGGCGTGCTGGAACAGTTGAATGGCAATTCCTTCACAACAGTTGCTGATTATCTTAGCAAAACCTACGAAAATGGTTTTATTGGGGTTTTGTATGATCTGCATGGTCAGGGAATACCTCTGGTATTTCCCATGGATCAGGAAAAAGTGGTACAGGCGCTGCAGGTTGACTCAAAGATTTCCTCCGGATTGTACAAGAGAATGGGAGAGGATACCAATAAGTTAAAAAAGTCAATTCGCACTGAGCTGTCCAGAGGCATTGCTAATGGATCCTCATGGAACCAAATAGCCATAAGAATCGCAATGGGGATGAATAGTCCTTTTAAGAAGGCACTTAACAGGACCATGACCATTGCCAGGACGGAGGGACACAGGATCCAGCAGGAAGCCTCCTTTCAGTGTCAGCAGGAGGCAAGGCGTCATGGTGCCAACGTGATAAAACAGTGGGACGCTACCCTGGATGGGATTACAAGACCTCATCACCGAGAGCTGGATGGACAGCTCCGGGATGTGGATAAACCCTTTGAAGTAGCAGATAAAAATGCCATGTATCCCGGCGGATTCGGGGATCCTTCGGAAGACTGTAACTGTCGATGTTGTCTTTTGCAACGTGCAAAGTGGGCACTTGACGAAGAGGAGCTGGAGATATTAAAGGAGCGGGCAGAATTCTTTGGGCTGGATAAGACAAAAGATTTTGATGAATTTAAGCAAAAATATTTGGAAGCAGCCACAAAATAAGAGAAGCAATCCTTTACCATGATCCGATAAGGGCCACAGGAGCAATCACTTCTCAATTATTATTATATCCGTGATTAGCGGATTCTGCAAGAGAATTTGAAAAATCGTATTGTGAAATAAATGATATTAAAGACAGCAATAACAGCTGCCTTTTTTATATGCCATTCGTCGGTGGCGACGTAAAACACCAGCCAAGTAAACCGTGACGTAACACGTAAAAATTGTATGAAAGGTGAGGTAAAAAAATGGATTTAAAGGAAATTTTGAAAGCACAGGGTTTATCAGACGAACAGATCGCGGCGGTTCTTAATGCAATGAAGGAGAACAAGATATTTACCGCAAGCGAAGAAAACCTCGACACCCGGTATGGGAAGCTTAAGACGGAACATGAAGGGGTCAGCAGGCAGCTATCTGAGGCGCAGGGCTTGATTGAGCAGCTCAAGAAAGGGACAGGAGATAACGAAGCCTTGCAGCAGAAGATTACAGATTATGAGACGACTGTTGATGCGCTGAAAACTGAAAATGAAAAACTGAAAGTGGAAGGCGCGTTAAAAGTGGCACTGTTGGATGCCGGTGCTAAAGCATCTGACCTTGATTATCTGATGTTCAAAACACAGAACAGCAACCGCGATATCAAAATCGGAGACGACGGCAAGCTGAAAGGCCAGGAAGAGCTGATTGCCGGACTGAAGACACAGTTCCCGGCAAACTTTACGGCACCCCAGAAAAGAGAGGTGCAGGAGCATAGGCTGGAGAACAGCGACGATAGCACCGTCACAGAAGAGCCTAAAAGTTTAGCTGAAGCCCTGAAGATGGAGTATGAAGAAAAAAAATAAAGAAAGGCGGCCTATATGGCTGAAAAAGGTGAAAAAAATGGCAGTTATGACACTGGAAGAAATTAAGAAGGGAATGTCTGACAAGGTTTTTGGCCAGATCGTGGATGTATTCCTCCGCCAGTCGGAAATTCTGCAGTTGATGAAGTTTGACGATTGTGTATCTGCAAGCGGAAACGGTTCTACCATGAAGTACAAGTATTTGAGGAAGGTTCTTCCTGCGACGGCGGAATTTAGAAAGCTGAACGGCAAATATGACGCCTCTGCCGCAACTAAGCAGGAATGTGAAGCGTCTCTTGCAATCATGGGCGGCGCGGTCCAGCTCGACCGTGTCCTGAATAAGGTTGCTGGCAGATATGATAATCTGGCATATCAGATTGAGGAACATATCAAAGCGGTTGTTTCCCTGTTTCATTACACCCTGATCAACGGTGACGCAACTACAACAGCCAGCGGAGACCATCCCGAGTTTCAGGGACTTGACTCCATGCTTGCCGGAACCACGACAGAGTACAACGCGGATGCCAAGATTGACCTGTCCAACATCACTAAGTTAAAGGAAAATGCAGATGAATTCTACGAGGCGCTGTCTCTGTTAATTAAGTCCACACAGGCTGACGCACTTCTGGTGAACACAAGCATGATCACCAAGATCCAGACTGTCGCGAGGATCCTTGGTTACAAGACAGAGAGCGAGGAAGCCTTTGGTAAAAAGGTCGTGTCCATGGATGGCGTGCGGTTTATGGATCTGCAGAATTACTACACGGTGAATAACGGCGCGGCTGTTGCAAATGCCGTCGTAAAGAAAGATCTTACCCGTACTATTGGCGCGGATACCTCTGCGACCACCGGACTGACTGATATTTATGCAGTCAAATTTGACGTGAACGATGGTTTCCATGGGATCAGTCTTATGGGCGGTACAGTAATTGACAAGTACCTTCCTAATTTCAGAGAGCCTGGGACTGTAAAGGATGCGGAAGTTGAAATGATTGCCGCGACTGTGCTGAAAAATACACAGCATGCAGGCGTACTCAGAAACATCAAGATTGCGTAACTCGGTAAAATTAATCAGAGGTGGCGAGGCATTTGCCAGCCACCTTCAAAAGGAAAGGAGTGTTAAAAATGGCAAATTTAACGTGGGATGAAAAAATAGAGAAGGCAAGAGAGGCTGCTTTAAAAAAAGCGGAGAAAGACGGGTTGGATGAAGCGGCTACTCAGGCAGCTGTGAATGAGGCTGTTGAGAGAGTCACTGCCGAGAGAGAGAAGGCGGAATCTGAGAAAAAGAGCGCGAAATGGAAGATTACCGTTAAAGATAACCCGTCATTTTGCGGTGTCGGTGCGGGTGGCGTCCAGTTTGCTAACGGAGAAGCTGTGATCGAGTCAAAGAGGATGGCGGCCTGGTTTACGGAGCATGAAGGCTATGAAGTGGAAAAAGCCTAAGAAAGAGAGGGTCTCAGATGATTTTGACGGCCAAGGAACTGGAGCATATGAAAGAATTCCAGGGGATGAGCCCTGACGATATTGAAACGAAGCTGAGAGCAATAGAGGATATGATCAGGTCATATACCAATAATAATTTTCAGGTCCGTTCCATGCGGATAGAGTCTCCTGTGGCAATGGGGCTTGTCTGTGGGAAATCTCCGTATTTCAGGCCGGGGGACACTCTTCAGATATCACAGTCCGGCGTAAATGATGGTCTATATGTAATCATGGAAATCCGGGAGGATGGTATGCTGCTGGATGGTGAACTGTATGACTGCCCTAATGTCGTGGTGACCAAAGTGGTATATCCCGCGGATGTCAAAAAGGGAGTAACTGACCTGATGATCTGGGAAAAGGAAAATCGTCAGAAGGTCGGTATCAAAACGGAATCTCTTTCCAGGCATTCCGTGACCTATTATGACCAGGATGCAAATAATCAGGTCATGGGGTATCCCATATCATTGTTAGGGTTCCTGAAACCGTATATGAAAGCGAGATTTTGACATGAGTATAGGAGGCAATACGGAAGCGGTTATCCAGATCAGGACAGTAAGGACAAATGAAATAGGAGAGCGCGTGTCCGCCTGGGCTGATGCGCTTCCTCCTTTTTCAGGATGGCTTGATTTGTCTGTCGGTGATTCCGAACGGCTAAAGTATAATATAAAGCTCCAGGAGTCAACCCATATCTTTTTGTGCGATTATTTTCCGCTCATGAGCTTGGATGGCAAAGAAATTACGCCGGAAAACAGCAGAATGGCTGTAGGTGGTAAAACATATGATGTCATGCTGTATGATGACCCCATGGGGATGCATGATCACCTGGAAATATATTTGAAATATACGGGAGGCCAATGATATGGCGGTTGAATTTCAGGATTATAGTTTCAAAGTCAAGAGTGCTATCAGTGATGCCATGCTCTCATTTTTGTATGAAGCCGCGGGAGAGATAGAGGCGCAGACAAAGAGAAATATAGATGTGTCAAAGCGTGTAGACACTGGAGAGACAAAGGGAGCGTGGGGATATGTAGTAAAGGACACTGCGGAAGGAACAGAAGCTGTGATCGGTAACCCGTCGGAGAATGCCATCTGGGATGAATTCGGCACCGGAGAATATGCATTAAACAATGATGGCAGGAGAACACCGTGGTTTGTCCCTGTGATAGGTTACAAGGGAAAAAAGAAGCCAACGTATGACGGGAAAGTTGTTATCGTCTACGGGAAGGACAAAAGACAGTATTACAAGACCAATGGGAAAAAGCCAATCAGGGCATTCACAAAGGCGTTTCATTCCCTCCGCCCCAAAATTGAGACCCGCGCAGGGCAGATACTGCAGGAAAGGCTGGGGAAATGAGCGGAGAAACGTTAGAAGTGATCAAGGATGCAATGCAGTCACTCGGGCTGACTTATGCCTTTATGGAAATGGAGTGCGACGGAGAGCCGGAGTATCCTTATTTTGTTGGTGAATACCAAGAACAAGAGCCTGATAGCGAGGATGGTGAGGAATCATCCTCTTTTATTTTGGATGGCTTTAGCCGTAACGGCTACACAGTGCTTGAGAAGGCAAAGGAAATAATCAAAAAATATTTTCCGCCTTCGAACGGTAGATTAGTAACTACTAAAACAGGGTCTGTGGCGGCTGTCTTTTATGCGGGAAGTACTCCTGTTCCTACAGGGGACGCAGAATTAAAAAAGATACAGATAAACTTAACAATCAAAGAATGGAGAGTGAGAACATGAGAAAATCAGGAATCAACAGCAATACACCAAATGATTTTTTGCTTGGTGCAGGTGTCGTATTTAAAAATTTCGGGTACGTGTATGAAAAGTACAACGTCGAGGAGTCGTCGGAGGATGTCCTGAATGCGAAAGAAATCAAACTGAGCCGGTTGACAAATCCCGGTGTCTCATTTATCAGGCTTGCAGATGGATATAAGCCGACTGTCGGCGATTACGTCATCGGTACATGGGATGACTCAGAAGAGTATGTGCTTGGGGCTACTAATGGCGGAAATAAGCTGTCTATTTTGCCTGAGATCACACCGATCGAGGTTGACGGAGCGGTGGTGGAGATCAAGGGGCTCAACCAAAAGACGGGCGAGACAGGGACCCTGGAAGTCAATCTTGCCCAGCATACAATAGAATCCCTCAAGCGGTCTATTGTTGGTAAAGAAGTTAACAGCCTGATTCCCGGATACACCCAGATTCAGACAAAATCGCTTATCGAGCTGTCTGATTACCTGGATAATATTGCCTATGTGGGCACCATGACGGACGGAACAGAGATCATTGCCATCATGGAAAATGCAATATGCTCCTCCGGCCTGGAGCTTGATGCAAAAAACAAGGATACATCTGTGGTCAAGACAACGTTTAAGGCTACGGCTGACTTCAAGAGTGGAGTGTACGACACCTTGCCCATATATCTCTTCTATCCCGATAAGGCAAGCGGAAGTACGCAGGCATACCAGGTGTGTAAGGTAGTAGAGGGTTAATCAAAGGAGAAAAAGGCTGTGAAAGAAGGGAAAATAAGAGAAAAAGAGGACATGGCGCTGCAGATGATGGAAGGCGTTGATGGAAAGAAAACAGTGGAAAAGGAAGATGCTCCTGTCGCAAGGCCGTATAGTCTGCGGAAGCTAAAGGATGGTGATCTCTTTAAGCTTTTAAAGATTTTTAAGAAAATCGGCATCAAGGAGTTCAAAGAAGTGTTTATCCAGGTGGCATCCGGAGAGAAGACCGTAAAGCAGATCGGGATTATGGCAGTCTTTGACATTGCTGATGTCCTAATCTGCAATATACCAAAGGCGGAGGAAGAAATCTATGATCTGTGGTCAGACCTGTCCGGGTATCCTCCGGAAGAGATAAAGGAAATGGAATTCGGTACTCTGCCGCTGATGATCGCAGATACCTTCAGCGAGGTCAAAAATACCTCTTTTTTCAGGGTGCTTTCCAAGTTGCTCTGATAGGAGAATTTGAGTTCATGGACTTGCTGTATTCCAGATATGCAAATCCGATGGAATTCATGCGTGCATATATTGAAAACGGACGATTTGGAGAGTGGGTAGAAAATATCTTCGAAATGGACCTGAGCCGCAGGAGAGAAGAGGATCAAAAGAAAAACGATAGCAGGCTGTGGCTTGCTTATATCCACAGCTATACAGACAAATCCTTTGCGGAATGGAAAAAGAGCCTGACAGAGAAAAAAGAGCCTGAATTCTATTCCATGACTGACGGACAGGTGGAAGAAGTAAAAAACAGGGCCGGAGAGATATTAAGAAAAATCTCCCCGGGATAGGCCAAAAGGCGCGGAAAGGAGCAGTAGAGCACTGCTTCTTTCTTTTTTTGAGAGGGGGAAACCCTATAAATGGAACTTTTTAAATTAATAGGCACAATTGTTGTAAACAATTCGGAAGCAAACAGTGCCATAGACAATACATACAGTAAAGCGCAGTCTTTTGCAGATAAAATGTCCAGCGGTTTTACAAAAGTGGGTGAGAAGGCTGCTAATCTGGGGCGGAAAATGACGTTTGGTCTCACAACGCCGATTACGCTGATTGGGACAAAGGCAATACAGACTACAGCAGATTTTGAATCCGCCATGTCCGAAGTCGCTGCAATTTCGGGTGCAACCGGTGAGGACCTGGCAGCACTTGAGACAAAAGCAAAACAGATGGGGGAAACCACAAAATTTTCTGCGTCTGAATCTGCTGAAGCGTTGAAATATATGGCTATGGCCGGCTGGAAAACAGAGGATATGCTGGACGGGCTGGAAGGCATCATGAACCTTGCGGCAGCGTCCGGTGAGGATCTGGCAACCACATCTGACATCATTACCGATGCACTTACTGCTTTTGGTCTGAGTGCATCAGATTCCGGACATTTTGCGGATATTCTTGCAACGGCATCCAGTAACGCAAATACCAATGTGTCTATGATGGGTGAGACCTTTAAGTATGTAGCGCCAATAGCCGGTGCAATGGGATATTCAGCTGAAGACACGGCACTTGCTATCGGTCTGATGGCAAACAGCGGCATAAAGGCCACTCAGGCCGGTACTGCCTTGCGTTCTATTATAACCAGACTTACAAAACCTACTAAAGAATCAGGTACAGCCATGGCTGCTCTTGGTATAGCCATTACCGATAGCCAGGGTAATATGAAGAGCCTTGGCGAAATCCTGTCTGACATGCAGGTGGCATTTTCGGGCCTTACAGAGGAGGAGAAGGCGACCTATGCGGCTATGATCGGCGGGCAGGAAGCTATGAGCGGCCTTCTTGCAATAGTAAATGCAGCTCCAGAAGATTTCAACGCGCTTCAGTCTGCTATTGAGGGATGTGATGGCTCCTCAAAGGAAATGGCTGACACCATGAATGATAATCTGTCCGGTCAGATCACACTGTTAAAATCACAGTTGGAGGGCCTTGCAATCCAGTTTGTGACACTGATCATGCCTTATTTAAAGCAATTTGTCGAATGGCTTTCTAAGGTTTGCGACTGGATTTCCGGATTAGATGACGGTACAAAAAGGATGATAATCACTATTGCGGCCTTTCTGGCGGCTGCTGGTCCCGTATTAGGGTTTATTGGCAAAGTATCATCAGGTATCGGAGGAATCATCAGCATTGGCGGAAAATTATTCGGCGGTATCGGTAAACTGTCCGGCGCAAGCGGAATTGGCGGGTTGGTCAGCAAAATCGGCGGTTCCTTGATTCCTGCTATTGCCGCGATCCCGGGCCCGGTCAAAATTGTTATTGCTGTATTAGGCGGCTTGGTGGCAGCAGGTGTGGCAGTGTACAAAAACTGGGATGATATATGCGCTTTCTGCGGTAAGTTTTTCGGTGGGATACGGGACACCATCTGCGGCGTAGTCAAAAATGTTACCGGCTTTTTTGTTAATCTTGCCGACGGCGCAAGAAACATGGTTTTAAAGGTAGCAGGCATGTTTACCGAACTGAAAGACAGTGTTGCTTCCAAGACACATGAGATGGCAAGTAAGGCCGTTGTCAAGTTTGTGGAACTAAAAGATAAGGCATCTGCAAAGGTGGATGAACTCAAAAAATCTGTCTCCGATAAATTCGGAAAAATAAAGGAAGATACCGCCACAAAAATAGCGGATTTAAAGGAGAATGTCGTCACCGGATTTAAGAATTTGAAGGAAGGCGCCGCAGAAAAGATATCTGACCTTAAAGAAAAATGGGGCAGCAGATTTGAAGAGGCTAGAGAGAAGGTCGTTTCGGAGGTCACGGAGCTCAGGGAAAAGGCAGCTGACAAGATTAATGAGTTTTCAATCTCTGCCGTAGAAAAGGTCGGCGAATTCAAAAATAAGACAGTTCAGAAATTTAAAGAGTTTTCAGTGGAAGCGACGGCCAGGCTCGGTGATGTAATAAAAAAGGGGGTTGACGGATTCAACTCTATCAAGGAAAAAGGCAGCGCAGCAGTGGATAATCTGAAGAGTGTTGCCGCGGCTAAATTTTCAGAGATGGGTGAGACAATCCGTGATAAGTTTGGATCCGTTGCGGACAAGATAACGGGAACATTTACTAAGTGCCGCGATACTGCACATGACATTGTGGAAAAGATAAAGGGGTTTTTCAAGTTCAAGTGGGAACTTCCAAAGATCAAACTCCCGCATTTCAGCATTAACGGGAAATTTTCGCTAAACCCTCCGTCAATTCCAAAATTCGGGATTGAATGGTACAAGAAGGCAATGGACTCTCCTATGATAATGGAAGAGCCTACAGCTTTTGGTATTAGTCCGACAGGAAGGATTAGGGCTGGCGGGGAGGCAGGCAGTGAAGTAGTCAGCGGCACTGATACGTTAATGCAGATGATTTCGGCAGCTGTCGCGGAAAACAATGGAAGAATGTACGAGATGCTTGAAAAGACATATGCTTTGCTTGCTGAGTACCTTCCTGCACTTGCGGAGCTCCGTGTAGTTATGGATAGTGGAGCACTGGTCGGCGAATTAGCTTATCCTATGTATGAGCAGTTCGGACACATAGGCCATATGAGGGGGAGGACGAACTGATGATGTACGGCGTAAGATTTGGAGATAAGCACTCTGTTGAGGATTACGGTGCAATCATGAACTATGCAAGAATAACACCGCCTGCGGTAAAAGAAAACTATGTTGATATCGCAGGCGGCAATTCTTCTGTTGATCTCACAGAGGCGGTAAGCGGTGTTACCTTTGAGGATGGCAGCATCAGCTTTATGTTTACGCTGTATAGTCGGCAGCAGAAAGATAGAATGAAGGATAATCTCCATGGAAAACGACTAAAAATCATTTTGGAGCGGGATCCCGATTTCTATTATGACGGCAGATTGTCCGTCACCAAGGAAGAAATGCTCGGCAGTCTTTTTGTACTTTACATTGAGGCAAGGGTTTATCCTTACAAGATGGAAAACCATATGACGATACACACCGAAGATATCAGCTTCAGAAAGGAAATTATCCTGCTGAATAGCAGGATGCCGACTATGCCGACCATCATAGTAAAAGGACGGATACGAATTGCGTATTCCGGCATCAGCCTGATTTTGAATAGCGGTGAATATCAGATACCAGAGATTACGCTTTATGAGGGAATTAACAGGCTGGAGGTGTCCGGTGATGGGAATATACAATTAAAATACAGGAAAGGAATGATTATATGATCATTATCAGGAACGGCGAAAGGCTGATATACCATCCTCAGAACCCAAATCTGACGTTAATCAGTCCGAAGCTTACGCTGGAGGATAATGCTGCAGGAAGTCTGACTTTTAAGATATACGATACAAACTTAAATTATCATACGATCCATAAACTGTTTCCTGTAATATCGGTGGAACGGGATGGCAGTATTTTATTTAAAGGTCGTGTGATATCTGATAAAAAGGATTTTTATAACGGGAAATCGGTGGAGGTGGAGGGAAAACTTGCGTTTTTAAATGACTCTTACCTGGAACCATTTGATTTTTCTGGCAGTCCTACAGAACTTTTTCGGAAAATTGTAGAAAACCATAATTCACAGGTCTCGGAATGGCAGCGTTTTAAAGTCGGAGAGGTCACGGTTACAGATCCGAATGATTATATTGTAAGGAGCAGTGAAAACATAATTGATTCCTGGAGCGCAATGAAGGATAAATGCTTTAAATCATCCCTTGGAGGGCATATCAGAATACGTTATGAGGCAGACGGCGACTATATAGACTGGCTTGCGGATTATGATACTGTTTCCCGGCAGAGCATTGAGTTTTCCCGGAACATGATTGATATTTCTTCCGAAGTTGACGCAACGGAAACTTATACGGCAATCCGCCCGATAGGCGCGGAAGTTGACGGTGTGAAAATTGATATAGCAACGGTTAATGATGGGAAAAAATACCTTATCAACGAACAAAAGGCGGCTGAGTACGGGGTAATATTTGCACCTGAGGCAGAATCTACATGGGAAGACGTTACTTTGCCAGAAAACCTTAAGGCAAAGGCAGAAAAAAAACTGTATGAGCAGTTTGTCACATTAAGAGAAACGTATGAAATTAAGGCAGTAGATCTCCACCTGACAGATAAATCCATAGAGGCGCTGAATATCTGCGAATATGTGCCAGTAAACAGCCGACCACACGGGATTAATAGCAATTATCTGCTTACCAAGGCAGAAATCTGGCTTACTGAGCCTCAGAATTCCGTGTTTTCACTGGGCAGCAGTCGTCGGACATTGTCCGATATGAACACCGGCGGTTCCAACATGACTGTTCCGAAAGGGAGTGGCGCGAACGGCCTATCCGCATACGAGTTGGCAGTCCTTGAAGGGTATACCGGCACAAAAGAAGAATGGCTTGCCTCCCTCAAGGGCACAGATGGCAAAACGGTCATACCGGTCATCGGGGAGAATGGGAATTGGTTTATCAATGGGGAAGATACTGGCCTGCCCAGCCGTGGGGAACAAGGGGAAAAGGGCGATACCGGAGATACTGGCAGTTCTGGCGGTGGTTCTGGCGGAATGTACGCTTTTGAAATCAGAGAGGATGGATGCTTGTGGGTGACGGCTGACACTCAGGATCAGGCAGACCGCTTCTACATCAATAAGGATGGATATTTGATCTATCGGTTAGGAGAATAATATGGCGGCAGAGGCAAATTTAGGACGTGTAAGAGTCACAGAAGATGAAATAAAAAAGATAAAGGATGAAGTATCCTCTGCCTTGGGTGGCCTGAAATTTGGGTATACCGAGGACGGAAAACCGGGATATGTCGTTACAGATGAGGCGGGTGCTGATACAGTTGTCCCTTTTAGTTCGGGCGGTGGCGGAAAACTATCTTTTGCAACGTTTGAATTGGCATATGGGATGATGATATATAGCGGACACTACAGTTACTTGCAGATTAATGCCAGCGAGTATAAAAAAATATCCTATTCCGGCGGGGCTGTACATGCAGCGGTAACTAATGCAACTTATACACGTATTGGATATTTTAAGATATTTGGGTATAAAGACGACGGTACCCAAGTCCTTTTATTTAGCAAAAGCACAGGTTCAACCAAAGCAACAAATGGAATCACAGTTAATCTGGATGCAACAGAAATAGACATTACAGATTACGCAGAAATACGTTTTGAGAGCAGCGCCAATGGCGGTTATGCGGTTGGTTACACCTCATTAAATAATCTTACGTTTGAGTAGGCCTTGTGGTGAGAATGGAGAAAGGATTTATATGGCACAGATTAATATTTTATTGGAAAAGCAGTTCCTTACTATACAAAACCAGGAAATAATTTCATCCGGCGATTATAATTTTGATTCCTGTAAGTTCATTTTCGATGGATCCTGGGACGGTTTTACAAAGACAGCAGTGTTTTACCAGGACAAGACAAATGTCCAGTATGCAGTGCTTGGAAACGATGATACCTGTATCATACCTGCAGCAGCAATGGCAAGAGCCGGTAGGATGTATATTGGTGTGTTTGGTGTCAAGGAAACATCTGTTGTTACCTCCACTATGGGAAACATAGATATCCCGGAAGGTGCTATATCCGGTGAAAATGTTTCTACAGAGCCTGCAGATGATATATTTTTGGCTATCATAGCACAGTATCAGCGGATCATAGGAATGATGGCACAATATGAGAGCACGGCGGAACAGTTTAACGTGTTGATGTCGGAACAGAATGTTATATTGGAGGCCCTGAATGCTTTTGATGTGACTGAAATCACAGAACGGCTTAATCTGATTGAGGATAGGATAGTCAACTATACCAACCTTGCAAAATCGATTATGGAACGTGAAGTCGTGATAAGAGAGGTCCCTATTAAATTTGTTAATAAGGTCTGCCGGGTGGAAAATGAAGCTATCACAGAGACATCATTGTGTGATGTATATTTTGACGAGTATTCGTTCGAAATAGCAGCAGGTGCGCTTATCTTTCCTGTATCTTATCAAGGCTACCTGGAACTTACCAGCTCTGTTGATATTCAGGAGGATCTTACCGCCAATATTCTCGTGAGGAGGAATTAATATGTTAGGGAAAACAAACATTATGGCACTTTCAGAGGGGACAGTTGTGACAGAGATCAAGGATTACAACTGGATCCGAATGCAGGTTGGAGTATACGGAAATTTTACAAAAGCCATATATGAAAACGGTTATCTTGCAGCTATTACCGGAGACGGGAAGGTGGTGTATACCACAGATGGCGAAACATGGCAGGTCTCCGCTCCGAAATATACGGACTGCGTACTTAATCTATAGTTCCGCATAAATTTTCTACTTACACCTGAATGGTAGTAAGCGGTATCTTGTATGGTACTTGAACCTTGAAAATATCATAAATGGCATTTGCCTCTTTGCGAGCTTCT